CAAGCTCGGCTCTATCCGAAACTCCAAGTAGCCTTCTTCGGGCAGCGTGCGAACTTCCCCCACTTCATGTTCCCTGTCGGCGATCCCGAGAGTCACCCGCCAGGCCGCCGAGTAGGTACCGGCTTCGGCCGTGTCCGATGCAGCCCACGAATAACGGCAGCCGCCCGCCGGGGGATCGAAGATCAGCACTTTGTTCGCGAGTTTTACCGGCCTCGGCGATGACAGGTTACGCAGGACAAGTTCCGCTTTGCCGCCTTCCTGGAGGTCCACCACCGACCCGTCGGCCCAGTGGAGATATTCGGCAAATGGCGGCGCTGTATCGCCTTGCTTTATCACAAAATCAGCCATATTGTTTACCTAACGAGTAGGGTGGCCCCGGCGGCGGAAAGGAACACCGCCGGGGCCGCTCACGACCGGCTGATCTAACGATCGTGAGATTGTGGCGAGTGAAGCGGAGCGTCCCCCTACGAGACGCCCCGCCCATACCACCCGCTCGCGCGCCAAGGGACGAAAACCGAGGCAGCAGCGAAGGTGAAAAGTTCACTGGAACCAGTCCTTAAATAGCTCGGGCGGAGCATCGCTCATAATGCCGACGACCCGGATTCGTGATTTGTCGCATAGATAGCGTGGCTCGGGGAACCAACACACATGCGCAGGCGGTGCAGGCGGCGGCTTCCTCATCGCCGCCGTAGCCGGTCAAGCTCACGCTGATCACGCATATTCAGCGCTTCTATCTGGGCGGAGATCCCCGTGGAGCGACGCTGGGGCCGCACGCCCGCTTGCGACGCGCGTATTCCTAACGCTTGCTCATCCCAGCGCTGCTCGTAACCGGCCAAGCTGGCCGAGCGTGCCGAACCGTCAGAGGCCCAGTTTACCGGGATCTTCCACTTTTCCGCTTTGGCCCGGCCAATAAGGTAAACCCTGATCTTCTTTTGGAGTGAAGCGGGAGCGAGCTGCACCATTTTCGTGGCCTCTTCATAGTCACTCTTCGTGGCCGTGGGATAGGACCAATGGCCGTCCGGATTACCGTAAGCGAGGCCCTTCGCTCCGAGTTCCGCTAATTCATGGGCCGCATATTTACTGCGTAATTCACCAAGGATCGGTGCATCGAACCCCGGGCACATCCTACGTTCCACCTGGCCTTTCATTTCCGTTACCAATAGCTGACGCTGCTCAAGCGTAGTGCTGTAACTGCTCGCGCGTTCGTCTATCCCCATACTAGTCGCGGGGTTCGCCGGGAAAGCACACGCGGTCACATCCGAAAAGATCGCGGCCGTGATTTCACGCCTAGTGAGATCCTTGTTCCATTTATCTGAGTTGACCAGCATCCCGACTGACATACCCAACCCACAGCGCTCACTCACGCTGTGTAATTCTTGAACCCGTGGGTTGCGCTGGTCGAGCTGCCCTTCGCACCACAAACCCTTTTCGTCTTCCCGTAGCGCCAACGTGGGGACTCCACCCGACGGGCTCCTAGTGCGCGCCAATGGCAACCCTTCGTGCTCGATAAGCAAACAGCAATCGGTGTTCTGACTAAGAGAACGCTTTGCCGAGCCGGGTCTCATTACCTCCGTGAATCGGCCGCCAACGTCGTATTCAACGTCAAATACTGTGGCGTAACCGCGCAGCACGAGTTCACCACTCGGCGTCGTGCGAAACTCGACACCCGACATATCTACTTCTGCCCCCGTTTGCGGCGCGGGAAACCAAAGAGCCGTTTCCCTGGCTCGGTACGCATAGCGTCCATCGCGATCATCTGCTGGAGCTCTGTCTGCTTACGCTTCACCAGCGTGCGGTCTGCCTCATACTCCGCCTGTGCCTCCGCACGAGCCCGCTCCGCGTCCTCCTCGATCTGACGGAGGCGTTGACCGTGGCGCTTCTCAATCGCGGTATTTTCACTAGCTATCTCTGCCAGCTCACCTGCGTGTTTCTCCTCCGCGACCTGCTGTTTTTCAGCGGTGCGATACATCTGCTCGATGCGCAATTCCCACGCCCTGTCCGCAGCGATGGCCTGGTCACGCAAATACGAACTCGGTTCACTCTTGTAGCGCTCGGACTTCCTCTGCTGGGCTTCGGTGCGTTCACGCTCGCGCTGGCGCTCGACGGCAAGCGCCTTCTGTACCTCATCTGCGATTGTCTCTGTCTCGGGCATATTCACCCCTTACTCTTCGCTCGGAATGACAAGGCCGGTGCCGCCGAGTATCGCAATCCCCTGCGGCTGACGCCAGAGCGCCGCTGCGTACCTGCGCAAGGTGAATCGTGCCTGGAGGGTGCCGCTCAGTACCTCTTTGTACACCGCCGTTTTATTGTCAGACTCAAACAGCATAAAGTCTGAAGGGCGAATTGCACATATCAGGTCCTGATTACCACCTACTCCCAAAGTCGCAGGGATTGCGTCTGATAGATATGTTGGAAAACTAAAGAAAGGCGATGCGACCGCCGGACGACTATCATTGAATTGGTAGGAGACGGGTTCGGCAGCGACGTGCCCCGGTGTCGCCAGCGGCCTCTTCTCTTCGTCAGTTGATCCTGATATGGCACAAAAGCGCGCGGTTCGCATCAACCAGCACTCAGGCGGGAGTTTTCTAGCGTCCCCGAGCTGGCCGCCAACCTTGCCCATCTCAGTCACAAGTTCATACTGATGCGGCGAAGCCGAAGTGAACGTGACCGATGAAACACCACCCGCTCCGGTCGGCAAGTTCAATATCCCTGTGATTTCCCTGTTCGTGCCGGTACCTGTAAACAACTTCGTCTCTAAGTCGGCGTCCGCTGCCGCATTCAGATCCGTTAGGACGGCGTGATCGAGGTGTGCGCCGGCAGGGGACTGTTCGAGGGCCTGAAGGCTCCAGTCTGAGTTACCTGTCACTGTCATTGCAGGTGATTCGATCACCGAGTCGATCACGTCTTGGTTCGCCGCCGGGGCACCGTCCGTCGGCGTGCTTGCTTCTGTGCCGGTCGTCATTTTCGGCAAGTGAATGCTTGTCACTTTTTCTGGGAGATCAAAGCCTGGGATAAGGCCCGCGAGCACACGCCCTGGCCGGACCGCACCCGCCCACGCAGACTCGGCCCACAACGGCACCGCGAAGTAGCCGCCCTGGCCGTCGGTACGGTTGGGGTTAACTCTGTACTCGATTTCAGGGTTCTTTGCGAGCCGCTTCTCCATTGCCGGTACCTCCACGCGCATCTCCGCCTCATGTCTAGCGAGGCGGCCCTCAGCGGCTCCGTCGCCTGATCCACATTCACGGAGCGCGAAGTCGCGGAAGAAGCTGTGACGGCTGTTGGGACCCCGGCGTTCGTACACCAAGGGCTCGGACTTCACTCTAAGTTCACTCATATAACAGCCCTCCTCGGGGCGTTGTGTCGGCGGGAGCTCACGCCACACGCCCTATAACTTGTTTCGCCACAGGACGCACGAACGGCTCGTTCATGTTCAGGCCGACCATGTACGCCGCTCGGCGTACCGAATCCCAGTTCGGCCCTGATTCGCCTGCCTCTATTTTCGCCAGCGTCGCCGGGGGAATCCCCGAACGCTCGGCCACAACCTCCTGTGGTAGGCCCGTCGCCTCACGGGCACGCCGGATCGCGGGAGCCACAACGGCTAGGGAGGCGAGCGACATCGCCGATTCACCATCACGCACAACCCTCGTCACAATCTCGGCAAGATCAGCGGCCTCGGGCCTCCGCAAATTGATTGGCTTGTGTACGGCTACGCCACGCTCCAAAGTGAACGCCGCACCCCGTAGCTGCGCTGTTTCAGCTTCGAGCCGCTCGATACGGGCCTCCAGTGCCTCAATGCGGGCCGTATCACTCATGCCGCCGCCCTTGTCTCCGGCGGCCGGTTGACGGTCCGCTCAATTCGTGGCAGTGACGGCTCGGCCGTAAGGTCCGACCACTTCTCACGGCAAATCGCATCGAGGTTGGGGGCACCACAAAACCCGAGTCCCGGCGTTTGTTGACACAACTCGCGGATAGCGCCCTCCAGCCGATCCAGACGGTCGGCGGTAACGTTTTTGATCGGCCTCATTTTGTATCGTCCTTTCGCATTTCTGTTAGTGCGACTTTTGCTTGCCAAACGCAACACCGCAAGCCGAGAACATGGGAGTCCTCCCAGTACACTTTGTCGGCGAGCTTGAGCGCCACGCGGCCCAAAGTGCGGATCGGCTTCGGCAACGTCTCATCGCCCGCGAGA